AATTGTGTTATTTATTTTCATTCTTAATAACAAAGCCCAGCAGTTAACACAAGTTATAACCAATAAAGGTTTTAGTTGGTAATCCAATGTTGTAGCTCGCATCAGCTTTGGTGTAATTTGACAGGCACGAAGTCCGAAATCCTTTACTGGTCATAGCTTCACCGTTAACTGCAAGGCTAATGAGAGTCGTGCAGCTTCGAGATTGTCAAACCCGTCCCTTTCGTAATAAAAAACATACTTCATTTTACCATCAATTTGTCCGCTACATGCGGTTTAACGGTAGTCCGTCAATTGCTATTCTTCCTTAAATAATTGGTAAAATTTCTCCAAATATACAGCCAAAGCACAAATAGCATCTGGGGCATCATCATCTTTTGTTGATGTTTTCATCAATTTGCACATTTGATCAATAAATATCTGTAATACAGGAGTTGGTTTTTCAGGAAAATAGAAGAAATATTTAACCAATCCAGCCGTTGCAAGAATTCGGCCCATCTTATTAGCTCTTGCCGGTGCGCCGTAAACATAAAGACCAGGTATCTGAGCATCTAAAAGATGGTCCTTAAACCACGCCCCAAAGCTATTAGTTTCAATGTTAATTTCATTTATCTTACAATCGCGTATCTTTCCAAGTGTTTCTGGCAGATATTGTTTGAGATCACCTGTATTATCGTGAATTGCATCAAATACATAAACACGGTTACCGTAAACCCGGGCAATTGGCATTGAAAAATAGTTGTCTCCTTTGTCTGCCGTATCAATAGAGGCAATTGTGAAGTATTCCATATCAGATGGAAACTCTTTATATCTGTTGAGGCTACTGACAGGAAATACTTTCGATTCATCATCAGAAATAGCAACACACATGTAATTTGCTTGAAAAATCATCTTTGTTCGGCTGTCAACTTCCATACGCTTTCTAAGCTTTTCAAATTGACGCTTTCCCATCATTGACTTGCAAAGCATTTCATCTTTTTCAGCGTCATAAATCGGCATCGACAAAATATACCATTCGCCGGGTTCCGTTGTTTCAAGCATGCTTTGAGGATCGTTTTCACCCCAAAGCGTAGCGCAAAATATTTCTTTTACTTCGCCACCTTCAGCACTATTTCTACTGGAAAACGTACCAGATAACCAAACCCATATTTTGTTCATTGCATTATCAGAGAGGGCTTGTTCGGCATCCTTAATTAAATCATCCATTATCCGAAGGGTAGCACCCTTACCCGTAACACCACCAGAAACACCAACACCAAGGTAATTAAAATGTTGACCTTCTAAAGCCCACTTCTGAACACTCGCATCGCCTCGTTTTATTTTAGTGTCAGGAAATATATCAGAAAATACGGTTTGAGTTTCTAAATTTTTCACCTCGCTTATTCCATCCCTTGTGAACCTTGCAAAATCTGCGGCCTGTGAATCGGATCGGCTAGCCGTTATTATTCGCTCCTCATTATTTCGACCCAAGCACCACATTGTGAAATTTACTAACGTCCTTGATTTTCCGTGCTGGGGAGGAATGCGTATCATTAACTTAAGATAAGGCAATCCATTTTTCATTAATAATTTGCCGTAATAAAAATCTTCTAATGTATCGCAGAGTTTTTTTAAATGCGGCCTGTCATCTCGATAGAATGATGGCTCACGTAATTTGCAGAAGTTCCAAAAGTGTTTCTTTGCCTCGCTTATTTCATCTTCCCTAAGAAGTCTTTCAAGTTCTTGGAGTTCTGCATCACTTATCATTTAATTTTGCTTTTAGCAACTCAATCCTTGCTTTTCTTTCTTCGTCGGTCAATTCATTTTTGGGAATTAATGGATGCCCGTCTTTCCCAGTTATTTCATGACTATCGTGCAACCCAAGGTCTCGTGCAATAATATTAGCATTAAAAAACCCAGATGCAGCACCAGAAAACTTTTGAGAATATATTGTATCGCGGATGCGCTTAATGACACGTGAAAAATCAAGTGATAAATCATCTGATTTTTTTCTATTATTATCTTCAAAGTCAGTAAAGTAATCAGAGTTACAACCTAAATATAGACATAAAGCATGTATTGTAAATGGTCTCATTTTTTTAATTGGTTCATGGATTATTTTTTCTCCATAGATTTGTTTTTCCCCGTCATATCCGATTATTCCTTTAATTTTTTGTACTTGATCTTCAAAAAAAGGGTTTTGTTCGCACCATTCAAAATATTCGCAAGCGGCTTCCCAAAGAAGTTCTGGAGTTGCAAATAACTTATCTCTGCCATGTTTTGACCGAAGTTTCCAAAATTTATTTCCTTTAGGTGCTGCCATGTTTTTTTTTCAAAAGTACAAAAAAAGGGCTGAATATTACAGCCCTTTTAAAATTTCAAAACAATGTATGTTGTAAAATATGGAAAGCATGATTTTTGTCACAATAAACCGGATTTTCAGATCGCTGCAAATGGTTAATACATAGTTTCTTGTAAAAAACTAGCGTATATATGCCAGTTAGGCACAATAAAGCTACTCGGCACGCTTTATCACTCCTAGTTCTGGTTTTCCTATTATTGGAAAATTATGATTCCATTGTTTTACTAAAAATTCTGAGCATTCTATTACATTATCATTGCCAATACCATCTCCAAATTTTAAATGATTTGCTTTTGGACATTCAGCTATATGTAATTGACAATAATCACATAAATTGTCTTTTTTCGAAATTGTTCCTACTACTCTCATAATTTTAAAAATTACTGTGCCTAACACATGCTATAAAAAATAGCGGTTTCAGTGGTTTGCACAAGATTTATACTTCTATTTAAGTTCACTGTAATTTGATACTTTTGTTCTTCGATTTCCGCTACTTTTCATAGCATCATCGTTAGCTGCAAGCACTACTGAATCGTTTCAAATTAAGTTTTGTGCGTAAAATCAAAAACAATTTTTTCCAACCCGCAATTAAATCATCAGGGTGCGAATAAACTTCTTTTCTATTTACAGCCAAATAGCTCGGTGTTAGCGGCTTATTAAAACTCATAAGTGAAAGCCACACCCTGCCGAAAAATAAAACTTTAACCCGTTCTTTAAAGGTTAATTTCCAGCACGAAATAACTTCACCAGTTGGGCTATCAATTCTCAATGCTGGTAATGGTTGGTATTCGGGTTGGTCTTTTGCAAATACAATGTTCTGGTATTTAAACTCTACTGGTTTCATATCAATTGGTTTTATGTGTTGCTTTTAAAAAATAATCACTTACCTGGTTAATCATTCCTTGCATTATTTCAATTGCTTTTTCTTCTTCCAAAGCTCCAAGTTCGTCCCGGAGCAATAAAAGCATTTGTCCACAGGCTCCCATAAAAGTTTGTCTTAATTGTTTCTTTTGGGTTGGGTGCATTTCGTTTTCATTTAATGCAACTCTTTTTAAGTAAAGTTGATACTGAGTTTCTAAATTAAAATTATCCATCGCTAAAAATTGTTTTTTAAGTTTCTACTTCTAATTAAGTTACTGCCTAATTTACCGTGCCAGACAGCTAACACGCAATAAAAAATATATGGGTATTAGTGCTTGTTTGTGCGGTCTGCTTCTAATTTAGTTTAACGTATGTGGATAAGTAACCGCTTCGAAATCCCATACATTTCTTATTGCCAACGTTTAATGTATAATAGGAAGCGAAGTTTCTACGTTGAATTTGACTTTTACACCCCATTCCATGAGTCTTCCACGAAGTTTGCAGATATGTCCTTTTTCTGGTTTTTCGTAGTATGGACAAGTTTTATTGCAATCCGATTTTTCACCGGTAGTTTCAAGTTCTGAACACCAAATAATGTCTTTATTTATAGTGTCTGGAATCGCCTCAAAAAGTTCAATTTCTTTCAATCCTTCTTCTTTTGCGTTCTCTATGTGATAACTAAGAGGATAACATATTTCTGAATCCTCATTTTCAAAATACAATTTTTCTTTTTTCATGATTTTATATTTAATTAATTAATAAACAGCGAAGCGATAACACACGGTATAAAACATGCCGTGACAAGCCTGTGTGTAATTTGAAACGTTCTACATCGGCACGTTTCATACCGCCACCGTTATTGCCTATTATAAAAACTGCTCCGTGACAGGTTTGTAGCCGAAATCGACAAGAACAGGAATAAGCGTATCGAGATGCTCTGAATTGAGAAGCCTACGACCTTTTAAAAAATGCGATAAAGTCTTAGCTGACAGTTTAGCCTCTATTTCGATAGATTTTACAGAGAGGCATCGTAATCGCCTCTCTGTAAAAAACTGCTGAATGTTTTTTAGTTCAGCGTTCATTAGTTTGCTCTTTTTTCGTCCATTTCTGCAAAAGCTTTTTCACAATCTTCACGGTCAAGCTGAATGTATTTTGCATCAGCATTGTAGCAAGTTAAAGCATCTTCTGCCCAAATAGCATAAACATCACCATCATGGTCAAACATGATATCACACCATTGATTTTCTTCAAATTCTGGTAAGTCAGTTACTTTTGAAAGTAAGTCAAATGCTTCATCTTGAAATTTTCCAGCATAGTCACCGCAATGGTGAAGAATCATTTGTGAAGAAATAGTACCGGTTGTTGTTTCGATTAAATTTTTCATTTTTTTTAGTGTTTCGTCTGAGTTGGTTTGTCTCTCAAACATGTACCAAAGATAGTACTAATATTTGAATGTACCAAATAAAGTACAAGAAAAATGCAATTATTTTTGAATTATTTTTTAAATCATTTAATAACAGGCAATAACTTCACCTATATGTCAATACGGGCAGTATCGGTTGTTGTACATTCGTTCGCGCTTCAACTTCTATTAATCCAATCTTCATAATAAAAACAGCGTA